TGGCGTGGTGCAATCGAACCTGGGCGAAGGCACCGCGACCTACAACGCCGCCTTCAGCCTGGCGTGCAGTTGGAGCACGAACAACGTGGCCGGCTCGCTCAATGGCGCGGCGGCCGTCACCGCATCGGTGTTCACCGTGCCACCCTTCACCCAACTGGAACTGGGCAACCAGACCGGCACGGCCGGGCGTGGCTGGCAGGGCATCATCAGCAAGCTGGTGTATCAGCCATCGCAGGTGAGCAACACGGTGCTGGCAACGCTGTAATGAACGCGCTGCGGCCCGAGCCGGTCAACTGGCGCGACCAGTTTGGCACGACGCGGCCGAAGATGGACGCCAAGAGCGCCGCCGAGTTCGCGCAATGGCTGCTGTCGTTCCGCACGCGGCCGTGGGACTGGGTGTGTGTCTGCTACCCGTGGGGCGTACCCGGCTCGCCGCTGGAACATCGCGTGCCCGAGATGTGGCAGCGCGAGTGGTTGCAAGACCTGCAACACGAGCTTGAGCGCACCGATCTTCCACCCGAAGCGGTGATGAACCGCGTGATCCGCATGGCGACGGCAGCCGGCCACGGTGTCGGCAAGTCGGCGCTGGTCGCCTGGCTCGTGCACTGGTTCACCTCGTGCTTCCCTGGCGGTCGTGGCGTCATCACGGCATCGACGGCCACCCAGCTGGAAACCAAGACCTGGCGCACGCTGGCCGAGTGGCACAACCTGGCGATCAACGGCTGGCAGGTGGAGTGGACGGCCACGCGCTACCGCCATCGCGACATGCCCGAGACCTGGTACTGCTCGGCGATCCCGTGGAGTGAGCACAACAGCCAAGCGTTCGCGGGCGAGCACGGCAAGTACGTGCTGATCGTGTTCGATGAAGCGTCGGCGATCGCGCGCACGATTTGGGAAGTCATACGCGGTGCGTTTACCACCGGCCTGATTATCTTCTGCGCGTTCGGCAACCCGACCGAAGGCGAGGGCGGCTTCTACGATGCGTTCAACAAGGAAGCGGCGCTGTGGCATCGCTTCCGCGTCGATGCGCGCGAGGTCTCGTTCGCCAACAAGGAAGAAATCGCCAACTGGATCGAGTTGTACGGCGCCGACTCCGACTACTGCCGCACCCGCATCTACGGCCAGTTCCCGCGCCTGACCGCGACCACCTTCATCAACTCCGAAGTGGTGCAGCAAGCGGCGCTGCGCATCATCGAGTGGAAGCATATACCGCGCATCGTGCCGCGCCTGATGGGCGTTGACCTGGCACGCCAAGGCACCGACTTGAACGCGATCGTGCGCCGCCAGGGGCGCAAGGTGCACCCGAAGATCGACCAGTGGAGCGAGCGCGACGCGATGGTCAGCGCCGACTACATCGCCCGCGAAATCAACGAGTGGCAACCTGACCTGGTGTTTGTCGATGGCGTGGGCCTGGGCGGCCCCGTGATCGACTACCTGCGCCGTCGCGGCTATGACCGCATCGTGGTGGACGTGCAATCGGGCGCCAAGCCGAACAACCCGGATGACGCCAAGCGATACGCCAACATGCGCACCACCATGTTCGCGCGGCTTCGCGAGGCATTGCCCTACATGGACATCCCGCCTGACCCAGGCCTGATGGAAGAACTGTGCGCGCCGAAGTTCCGCTTCGAGACCAAGACTGACCGGCTGCTGCTGGAACCCAAGGCCGAGATGGCCGCGCGCGGTGTGCGCTCGCCGAACGTGGCCGACGCTCTGGCGTTCACCTACTGGTTCACCATGCCGACCGCGCTCGCCGCCGGTGCTGGCTACTCCGAACCGGACGAAGTGTAGCGGTCGCTCCACGCAGCGTGTAAACGTATATGCTTGCCCGCGTGAACGCATCGTTCACCTACGCGAGGAAATCGTGATGGCAAAGCTCACGTCCGGTCAGCGCAACAAGCTGCCCTCGGCCGACTTCGCCGGCCCCGGCCGTTCCTATCCCATGCCCGACAAGAGCCACGCCGCGAACGCCAAGGCGCGCGCGACGCAGGAGGTCAAGGCCGGCAAGCTGTCATCGGGCGAGGCTTCGAAGATCAAAGCCAAGGCCAACAAGGTGCTGGGCAAGTAGGCACCGCCATGTCCGACGCCAAGCTGTTCGTCCTCAATACGCCGCCGGTCAAACCGACGGTCACCAACACCACTGTGGCGGCAGACCTACGCGAACTGGCCGCCGAAGTCGAACAAGGCGTGTTCGGCGACGTGGACTTGGTCATCAGCGTGCTCGAAAACAGCGAAGGCAACCTGGCCCGCGCGCTGTGCGGCGAGCGCGTCAGCCGATCCCGCGTGTGCGGGCTGCTGACCTGGTCAGCCCACAACCTGATGAATCGCTGCTGATGGACGCCTTCGACTGGGTGCTGCTCGCTGGCCTTGGCCTGCTGCTGGTCGGCGCGGTCGGCCTGGTGGTGTGGATCGCCACGTTCAAGCTGCCTGAAGAGGAAGAGTGATGGCGGCACACCTGACCATTCGCAACGATGGCCCGGACGATGCGGAAATCCGCATCGCGCATCGCTCGCGCGTCATCAAGGCCGGCCAGCAAGTCATGGTCAGCACGCGCGTGACGGCCGACATCCTGCCGCTGGCGAAGATGACCCCCACCGAGCTTGCCATGCACATGGGCACGCCCACCGCCATTCCCCAGGCGCCGTTGCGCTATGAAGAGGACTGATCGCATGAAACTCGACGGCAACCAGTTCGCCATTGGCGAACCCCTGTCCCTGAATGTAGGTGATGTCCACGTCGCGGTCACCGTGGTGGCGATCCACCTGACGCAATCGACCGTGAGCTATGACGTGCAGTGGGGCGGCCTGCTGCTGCGCCAGATTCACGCGAGCTACCTGTCGGTGCCCAAGTCGGCGCTGGCCGCGCAGAGCAGCAAGGCCTACGCGCCGACATGAATCCGCGTGACGCCAACATCGCGCCGCCTGCCACCAGTCCCAAGACGGTGGACTGGGAGATGCTGTGCCAGATGGCCGATGGATCGCGTGACGTGGTATCCGCCTATGCGTTCGGTGGCTCGGCCCCGACCACCATCAAACTGACCGGAGCGCAATCGCTCTCATCCAGCCTGCCCGTTGGATACACCCGCCTGTTCGTGGAGTTCACGCCGTATGCGTGGAACCCGGCGAACCCGAGCTACAACGGAGCATGAGCCATGTCTGTCGCTGACCTTCATGTCAACACCATCGACCTACCGGCCGTCGCGCTGCCGCGCGGCGACGTGGTGTTCGATGACCAGCAGCTGCTCGCCTTCATCAGCGACGGCACCCGTGGTGGCCTGACGCCGTTCGGCGGCGGTGGCAGCGGCCCCTCGATCCCTGGCCCGCCCGGCCCGCCCGGTACCAACGGCGCGCTCGGCCCAGTCGGCCCGACTGGCGCACCGGGAACCAACGGCCCGACTGGCCCGGTTGGCCCCACCGGCCTGACCGGCCCGCAAGGCGCCATCGGCCCGATCGGCAACCCTGGCCCACCCGGTGCACCTGGCCCTACCAGCGTAGGCCCGACTGGTGCGCCTGGCCCGGTTGGCCCGGTCGGCCCGACTGGTGCGCCTGGCTCGACCAACCTAACCAGCATCAGCGGCGCCTCGCAAGTCGGCTACGCGCTGGACTCGGCCAGCCCGCTGACCGTGGCGTCGGTGCTCAACGAACTGCCGGTGTCGCCGTTGCGCTTCTGGCGTTCGGGCGATGGCGCCACCTCGATCACTTCGTCCGCTGCCGACTTCGCACCGGCGCTGACGCGCGCCATCGCGTTTTCCAACCACGTGAAGTGGCCCGCGTCCAAGGGCTACGGTGGTACCAACAACGCCTTCCTGGTCAACTCGGCGGTGAACTACACCGAGGGCTTGGTCATCGACGGCCCCGGACGCTGCGAAACCGCCGATCCGTCCGGCAGCTATTCGAGCACCGCGCGCATCATCGCGCCGAACGGCTACCTGAAGAACCCGGCCACCGGCACGATTACCGCCAACAGCCGCCTGCGCATCTGCATCAAGAACCACCATGTCTACGGCGCCGCGTCGGGCAACACCGCGACAGCGATCAATGGCCCGTTCGGTGGCGTGGTCGAAGGCATGCGCATCGAAGGCTTTACCAACGGCGTGGTGAACGGATCGAGCTTCCTGTCGCACTACCTCGATTGCACGCTCATGAAGATCACCGGCACGGGTATCGCGCTGAATGACTTCAACGGCGGCTCGATCCAGCGGTGCTTCTTCGGCGCGGACGTGGCGTGCCATTACGACTGCACCGGCGCACCCGTGCAATCGGGCACCGGCCCCGGCTTCCCGATGCTGTTCCACCTCAACAACCACAACTACGGCGTGACCTATACCAACACCGTGGTGGTGAAGCTTCGCGGCTCGTTCGTGTTCAGTTGCAACTACATGGAGGACTTCTCCAGCGCGCTCGATGGCAACATCCCGGTGCAGGTGTCCGTGCATGATGGCGACAACGCCTCCTGCACGATCTACAACAACACTATCAACGGCCACGGCTACGACGCCTGCGGCATGAACTTCGTTGCCAACACGAACTACTGGAACCATATCAACGGTTCCATGTGGGGCAACAACATCATGGGCCACAGTGGCAGCGGCCAGAAAGGCCCGATCTACTTCGGCAACGTCTCCGATGGCCTCAACAACCAGATCGTCGGCCTGCGCGTGTACGACGGCTACTACGGATCGGGCATCACCCAAGGCATCGTCAACGCCTCCGGCCAGTGGTCGAGCTACGCGCCCGTGTGCTTCTCGCAGTCGCATCCCGGCACCACGGTGTCCGGCTCGACCTTCATCCAGCTGCCGATCCATACCGGCAAGCTGATCGACCTCAACGGCGCGCTGCTGTCGAGCCACTACACCCTCGCCAACTACCAGTGGAAAACCACCAACTACTGGGAGGCGACCTGCAATATCGTCACTGGCTTGACCACCACCGAGGCCGCGTTCTTCCAGTCCACCGACAGCGGCGCGACCTGGACGCAGATCGGGCTTAGCCAGACTGGCAACAGCATCAGCCTGCACCTCATCACCCAGTTCGCCTCGAACGTGTTCCTGGCCGTGTTCGCGCGCAGCGGCGACACCGTGAGCTACCTGGACTTCTCGATCAAGTCGCTGGGAGACCGCCTCGCATGAGCCTGACGATCGAGCAGCAGGCCTTGCAGGCGGTCGATGCCTTCATCCGCGAGAACAACGTGGGTGCCAGCCTGCGCGGCCACGATCCGCACGGCGAGCCGCAGGGCATCGTGGATGACCACGGCGCGCTGATCGGGCTGTCGGCCAGCACGCACATCCTGGTGAAGGACATCGCCGACTTGCTGACGCGGCGCATGCCCGGCTTCCATTGGGCGGTGCAGCCGTCCGAGCGCGGCAAGGTGTTCAACATCTTCTGCCTCGACTTCTCCGGCCGCTACGGCTACCGCATCAAGTACGCCGACATCCAGCACGATCCCAAGCGCCGCGAGGTGCTCAAGGGCGGGCAGGAAATCCTTCGCCGCTTCCGCTATCCAGGCTATACCTACAAGGCCGAACTGATGGCAGCGATCGTGCGCAAGCCCAACGGCGAGGCGATCCCGGACGTGACCGACCAGGAGCGCAGCCGCTTCCGCGACCAAGCCGCTGTCGATTACGCGATGGCAAGCGGCCACGCCACCATCAGCACCGACGCCCAGGGCCGAACCATCGTGGGGATCACCCAGTGAGCCAGTCACCGTTCGATCCGACTTCGACCGACAAGCTCGAAGGCAGCAACACCGACCTGGCGAGCCTGATCCCGTTCCTGACCGGCGGCGCCACGCCCGAGATGTCTGCGCAGGAAGGCTTGCGCATGCCGCTGTCACCGCGCCCTATCCGTGGCGCCGGACGGCCGGAAGAGCCGCTGATCGACGCCAAGCCGCTTCAGTATTCGCCGCGCAGCGACGAGGACATGCTGGCGCTGGCGCGGCAGAGCTTCAGCAACGCCGAGAGCTACTTCAACGCCAACCATCGCAGCCGCATCATGGACGCGATGGCGCGGTTCAATTCCGAGCATCCCAAGGGCAGCAAGTATTGGACGCCCGCGTTCGAGAAGCGTTCGAAGCTGTTCCGGCCCAAGACGCGCTCGACCATCCGCAAGCGCGAGGCGGCGGCGGCTATCAGCCTGTTCGCGTCAGCCGACATCGTCAACATCTCGGCCACGTCCGGCGATCCTGGCGCGGCGCTCGATGCGCGCGTCCAGCAGGAATTGCTCAACTACCGCATCAACGAGGACAAACGGTGGTACGTGTTCACCGTGGGCGCGGTGCAGGACGCCGACCGGCAGGGCTTCGCCATCGCCAAGACATACTGGGACTACGACGAGTCGAACCGCTACTACGACGAACTGCATCCGGAGCTTGGCCCGATCAAGCGCGTCGATACCGTGGCGAGCGTCGATCGTCCTGGCTTCAAGCTCATCCCGATCGAGAACTTCCTGTTCAGCCCGGCGGCTGACTGGATGGACGTGGTGGCAAGCTCGCCGTACATCATCGAAATCATGCCGATGTATGTGTGTGATGTCCTACGTTACATGAGCAACCCGAACGCGCGGCTGAAGTACAACAAGCTGACGCCGCAGCAGCTGATGGCTGGTGGCACGGCGGCACAGTGGGATTCGATCCGGCTTCAGCGCGAGCGCAACGCGCAGAGCCGCTTCGACCGCAACGGCGAGGTCTCCGACTACGCCATCTGCTGGGTTCACCGCAACATCATGCGCATCGACGGCGAGGACTATATCTACGATACGGTCGGCACCGAACTGATGCTGTCCAACGTGATCCCGCTGTCCGAGTTCGACCCGCGCGGATACCGTGGCTACATCGTCGGCTCGACCATGATCGAGTCGCACAACCCGTACAACGCCGGCACGGCCACGCTGATGGCGCCGATGCAGGACGAGATTACCGACACCGCCAACCTGCGCCAGGACGCCAACAAGATGGCGACGGCCGGGCGCACGTTCGTCAAGCGCAACACCGGCCTTGACCTTCGCGCGATGGCTCGCTTCGCGCCAGGCGCGGTGGTCGAACTGGAAAACCCCAACACCGACGTGAAGTGGGATCGCGCACCGGAAGCGCCGCGTGGCTCGATGGAAGAGCACCAGCTGATGAACGTGGAGTTGGATGACCTGGTCGGCAACTTCAGCCAGGCCAGCGTCAGCAACAACCGCAACCTCAACGAGACCGTCGGCGGCATGCAGATGCTCGGCGACTCGGCCAACCAGCTGACCGAGTACGACCTACATACGTTCTGCACCACGTTCCTGCAAGAGGTGCTGGGCCAGCTGCTCGACTTGCTCAAGCAGTGGGAGACCGACCGGACGCTGGCAACCATCATCGGCACCAAGCTGGCGGTTTCGGCCAAGCAGTTCTGGCAGGCGCTGGGCACCGAGTCGAAGGTGACGGTCAACGTCGGCTTCGGCGCGACCAACCCGGCCAAGCGCATTGAGCGCACCGAACTGGTCTTGAGCACGATCGCCAAGTTCTTCCCGATGCAGCTGATGAAGTCCGACCAGGACGAGTTCATGAAGGACTTGTTCGCCGCCGCCGGCTACTCCGACATCAGCCGCTACTTCCCGATGATGGATCAGAAGCAGAGCAACGATCCGCAGATTCAGGCACTTCAGCAGCAGGTGGAGCAACTTCAGATGCTGACCTATCCGCAGCAGGCGCATATCCAGGGCGTGCAGGCGGTGGCGACGATCCGCGCGCAGGCGGCCGAGCGCATCGCCAGCATCGCGAGCAACACGCAACTCACCAACAAGAACGCCGAACTGCAACTGGCCTACATCGAGTTGCAGTTGGAAAAGGAAAAGAACGAAATCGCGCGCGGCAACCTGATGATGGCCCGCGAGAAGCTGTCGAACGACATCGCGATCCAGCGCAGCGAGTTCCTGCTGCAACAGGCCACCGCGATGGCTTCGCCGAACCCGCCGGTGGTCGCACCGCCCGATGGCGGCCCGCAGCCGCAGCAACTGGCGCTGCCGGACAGCAACGTGACGCTGCCGAACTTCCAGCAGGACGTGCAATCGGCAGGCGGCTACGCCAACGCCAACGGCGGCCAGGCCGGCCCCAATAACGGGATGCCAGGCCAGTGAGCACGAACCAAGGGCCGCAGCCCCTCAAGCCCGAGGACGACTGGGTACGCGGCAACGCGCTGGCCCTGGGCCGCACGCTGGCCGACGCCGACACCAGCGACGCCACGCTATGGCAGCGGCTGTACCTGGGCGACGCGGCCGTGCGCGTGATGCGCGGGATCGCCGAGACCCCTGATGTCGCCAAGGTGGTTGGCTACCTGGTGGCGTGCTGCGAAATCGAAGTGCAGCGCGGCAGCCGCGCGCTGCTGGAAATGAGCGACATCAGCACACCGAAGGCGCGCGACTTGCACTTCGACATCCGAGTGGCGGCTGAAATCGTGAGCCGGCTCAACCAGATGGTACGCGACGGCATGGCCGCAGCGGCCGAAATCGAAACCCACGAAGGCGATCAATCATGACCACTGCAACCGACGACGCAGCCACCAAGGCGCTGCACGCGCAAGCCGACGCCACCAAGCGCGACCTGTCCACCGCCGCTGGCGTGAAGGTGCCCGACGGCAGCGAAGCCAACCCCGGCCAGCGCATCGACCCGTTCGAAGCACTCAAGGCCATGTTCGCCAAGTCCGATGCGATCCACGACGCCGAGGCGGCCGAGTCGATCGACGGTCGCCTGGACGAAGTGGAACTGGCCCGCGTGCGCGCGATGGAAGCCGAGGCCGGCGTGCGCAAGCAGCCCACGCAGCCGGCGGATCGCACGCTTCACCTGCCCGTGAAGAAAGATGTCACACCTACTTCACAAAGTCAGAATGAGCGTGTTACGCTCGATTACAACGGGAGCCAGATCAGCGTTTCGCAGGCTGACCTCGACCGGGCAGGTGGCGTGGAGCTTTACATCCAGCGCCGCCAACTGGACGAACAAGCCCTCGCCATCGCGCGGCAGCAACTGGAATTGCAGCAGCAGATGGCCGACATGCAGCGGCTCCGAGAGGAACTACAACGTGGCACCAGCCACGTGGGTCAAGGAAACGACCCTGCCATCAGCGGTGCCGGCCCGGCATCGCAGCATCGCAACGATGCTGGCGCCACGGGTGTGGATGAGAACGCGCTCGCCGAAGAGCTTGCCGGTCAAATCTACTCTGGTGATCGCGAGGATGCCGCCAAGGCGATCCTTCGTCTGATCCGCCTGAACCGCGCACGCGGCGACACGCCGGACGTATCGGCGATCGTCAAGCAGGTGCAGGCCGAAATGGGCGCGAGCGCCAGAACTGAAGCCGCACTTCCCCCTGTGAAGATGAACCCGGCACTGGAAGCAGTCAACCGGCAAATCAACGACATGGCGAACCGCGAGTTCGGCGACCTGATGAAGAACACCGAGGCGCGTGCTGCTGCCTTCGAACGGTTCAAGAACCTGGTCAGCCAGCCCGAGAACAAGGATCGCCGCGCTGTCGATGTAGCACGTGAAGCGTGCGAGCAGGTGGAACAACTCTACGACCCGGCCCGCGCCAAGGTTGTGGAACGCAAGCGAGGCTTGCAGCCGGTTTCGACAGCCAGTGGAACAGCACCAGTCGCGGGCGAAGTGCAAGTGCCAGACAACAGCGAGTTCGTCGCAATGATGCAGGCACAGCGCGCTTTCGGCCGACGCACCCAATAACCCGGCATGGCCGCACGCCCTGCCACCGATGGAGAAGATTTATGAGTGGTCAGGTTTGGGGTATCAACGCCCTCGGCGGCTACATGTACGCCAACGAACTGTCGAACGTGCTGCGCATGCAGCTGCTGCCGACGGTCAAGTTCCGCCAGTTCTGCGACGCCAAGGATGCGACCGCGAAGGGTCTGCATACCGGCGACCTGTTCAACTGGAACGTCTACAGCAAGCTCGCTTCCGGCGGCGGCACGCTGGACGAGAACATGGAAATGCCGACCACCAACTTCACGATCACCCAGCAGTCCTTGCAGGTGACCGAGTACGGCAACTCCGTGCCCTACACCGGCAAGCTCGATGACATGTCGAAGGTGCCGGTCACCGAAATCATCAACAAGGTGCTGAAGGTTGACGCCAAGGAAACGCTCGACGGCGCGGCCTGGGCGCAGTTCAACCGCAGTGTGATGAACGTGGCGCCGACCGGTGGCACGTCCACCACCAGCGTCACCGTCACCGCTGGCAACACCGCGATCACCAACAACGTTCCCCTCAACAACAACCACGTCAAAGCCATCTCCGACGTGATGAAGGAGGGCAACGTCCCGGCGTACACCGGCGATGACTACTACGCCATCGGCTGGCCGACCACCTTCCGCCCGTTCAAGAACGCGCTGGAAGCGATCCACATGTACGTGCAGACCGGCTTCGACCTGATCGCCAACGGCGAAGTGGGCCGATACGAAGGCATCCGCTTCATCGAGCAGACCGCCATCGCCCACGGCGGCGCGGTCAACGCCACCGCGTACACGTTCCGCAACCCGGTGCCGTGGACGAACGGACAGTCGGACTGGGTGTACTTCTTCGGCGCCGACACGGTGGCCGAGGCGATCGTCAACCCGGAAGAGATTCGCGGCAAGATTCCGTCGGACTTCGGCCGCAGCCGTGGCATCGCCTGGTACTACCTGGGTGGCTTCGGCCTGGTTCACGGTGCGACCGCTGGCGACGCCGCCAACGCGCGCATCTACAAGTGGAACAGCGCCAGCTGAAGTGTCTCCGCCGGGCGGCAAACGCCGCCCGGTCACCGATCAATCAGGTGCCACAAGGAGGCACTAAACCATGAGCCAGTACGACAACCTCGTTACCTATGCCGTCCGCTTTCCGGGCGTCAACTTCGGTGCGGGCACCACGAGCCAGCTGCTCAAGGTGCCGCGCAAGTGCAAGCTCGCCCGCGTGCTCGACATCTTCGTCAACGGCACGGTGCTGTTCACGCAGGTGACCACGCCGGCGATCGTGCAGATCGGCGACGGCACCACGCCGGACATCTTCGCCTCACTGGTGGTCGGTGCGCTCGCTGCTGGCGCCACGATCGGCGGCGGTGACACGCTGAACGGCGTGCACAAGTCGTTCTACCTGGCCGCGAACTACAACAGCGGTGCGGGCCTGCATGACCTGACTGCAACCTTCGTCGCCCCCACGGGTGGCTCGCCGGCCGGTACGGGCGACGTGACCATCATCCTGGGCGTCGATCAAATCGGAGCGTGAAGAAAATGAAGACGACCAGCAGTGGTGGTGAAGCCAACGTGGTGGAGCAGGTTCCGCTCGCCAGCGAGTTCGCCGGTGCGAACGACAATCCCGGCAAGCTGTTCGGCGACAAGACGCACCGCCCGGTGCCGTCCAAGGGAGCCGACCTGTCGATGGGCCTGTCCATGCGCCAGTCGTTCGCCGACGAAGACCCGGCCGAGACCGGCCAGGATCGTTCGGATGCGAACGGCAAGCCCGGCGGCCCGGCCAAAGGCCCGGTGGACAACTCGGGAGCCAGCGCCTCGCTGACCTGGGGTTGATCCTCGCCGGATGTTGAACTAACGCGCGGCGAGGCTGGGTGATCCGGCCTCGCCGTTTTCTTACCCGCAAGGAGAGTACCCATGTCAGGTTTGCAAATGCAGTTGAACCACGATGTCGCCTTCAGCAAGGTGTTCGCCGGCTCCGGCGAGCAGGCCGAAATCGACAAGCCGGTCAAGTTCTACCAGCACGGCTTGTACTTCGGTGCCGACGGCCGGCTGCTGGTCGATCACCCCTACAACGCCGACAAGATCGCGCTGCTGACGCGCCTGGGCCTTAGCTCGGACGAAGTGCCGTCGCAGGCCGAGGAAGTCAAGCCGATGCGCGAGCCGGTCAACCAGCAGATTCTCGATGCGCTGGCCGACAAGGACGACGAGGAAATCCAGCTGCTCGCCGACGAACTGGTGTCGGCGCTGCACGAGGCCCGCACGCCGACCGACTTCAAGCCGAACAAGGCTGACCGCGCGGCGATGGTGCGCTTCATCGCCAAGCACACGAGCTAAGCGTGTCGCGCACCTTCCTACAGCTTTGTCAGGACGTGGTGGCCGACCTGGGCGTTGCCGGTGGCACGCTGTCGTCGGTCACCTCAAGCTCGCTCAACCAAGAGCAGCTGCGCATCATCGGATGGGTAGCGCGCGCCGACCTCACGATCCAAAACCTTTGGGCTGACTGGTCATTCCTGTGGTATCGCGATCCGGCCGTGATCGCGCAGGCTGGTGCATCGCAGCTGGCTGTCACGCTTCCATCGTGGGCTGCAAGCCTACAAACGATCGACCGCTGCTCGATGTGGCAGGACTACGGCCTGTCCACGTCGCGCGTGGTGCCGTGGATGGACTGGGAGCGATTCGCGAGCCTGTACTACTCGCGGCCGCTGACCACCGCGCCGAATCCGTCGTGCTTCAGCCAAGACCCTGGCGGCAACCTGTACCTGTCGAACAACGTGCCCGTGCAAAGCACGTTCTCGCTGGCCTACTGGTGCCTGGGCAACCGGATGGCGAACAACACCGACATCAGCCGCATCCCGGTCAACTTCGATCAGATCATCTGCGAGCGCGCGAAAATCTACTACGCGCAGCGTGAGAACGCGCCGGAAATCATGTCCGGTGCCACGGCCGAGTTCATCGACGGCCTGGAAAAGCTGCAAGCCTGGGGCTTGCCGAACAACACCGCTGGCCGGCGCTCGCGCAACGACCAGACCACCGCACAAGACGGCTACGTGGAGTGACCGGTGGACATCGCGCAGGCCTACATGCAATCCGGCGGATCGCGGATTCGCACGCGCATTTCCAGCACGGCGTTCGCCTTCAATGGCGGCATCGACGTGATGGATGCGCCCAGTCAGACCGCGCCTGGGCACCTGCTCGGCTGCCTCAATTACGAGCCTGGCGTGCGTGGCGGCTACCGCCGCTTCGACGGCATCGAGCGCATGGACGGCCAGCTGTCGCCGTCGGATACCGCCTTCATCGCGATCCAGGTTGCGCCCGGCTTCGTGCCGCCGGTCGGCACCGCGTTCACTGAAGCGGTCTCGCTGGCGACCGGCACAGTCTGCTACGTCGATACGATCAACAGCTACATCGTGCTCACCGGCTTGCAGGGCACCTTCCTGTGCAACGGCTCGTCGCTCACGTCGGTGTATGGCAACACGCCCTCGATCGGCCCAGGCTACATCAACGGCGCGGTCAGCGATGACCTGGCCGCATCCTACTACCTGGCGAAATATACCTACCTTCAGTCGGCGATCCTGCCGGTCGGTGGTGGTGCAAGCATCGGCCCGGTGCTCGGTGCGTTCCCGTACAACGGCGCGGTGTACGCCTTCCGCAACGACGTGGGCGGCAACTCCGCCTCGATGTGGATGTCCACCTCGTCAGGCTGGCAGCAGATTCCGCTCGGCACCAAGGTGCGCTTCAACGCTGGCGTCTACGCCTCGGCGATGGCGCCCCCGCCGGAAGGCACGTCGCTGACCGGCGCCGTATCCGGCTCGGTGTTCCAGATCAAGCGCCTGGTGACCAAGACCGGCACGTGGGGCACCGACGCGGCCGGCTTCTTCATCGCGTTCTCCATCAGCGGCACACCGACGCCTGGCGAGGCGCTGCAACTCGATGGCGTCACGTACATGACCTACGTGTCGTCGGCGCCGCAGAGCCTTGAGCCGAACGGCAATTACCACTTCCGCACGCACAACTTCAACGCCAACCAGAACCCGGCGACCGGCTTCCGGCTGTACGGCGTCAACGGCGTGGACAACGCCTTCGAATACAGTTCGGTCGATGGCGTGTTCGTGCAGATCGAGACCGGCATGTCGATCGACACGCCGACCCACCTGGAAGTGCACAACGACCACCTGTTCCTGGCCTTTCCTGGTGGCTCGCTGCAAAACTCAAGCTACCAGCAGCCGCTCAACTGGCAGCCGATCTTCGGCGCCGACGCGCGCTCGGTCGGCGAGGATGTGACGTTCCTGCGCGAGGATGTCAACTCGACGCTGGTGATCGGCACGCGCAAGCGCATCTGGAACCTGACCGGCCTGACCGTCGAACTGTTCCAGATCAAGGTCTACGGCTCCAACACCGGCGCGATCGCCTACACCGACGAGAACCCCGGCCAAGTCATGTTCATGGAAGATCGCGGCTTTACCAACGCGACCGCCACGGCCGCCTATGGCGACTTCGAAGCCGAGTCGCTGTCCGACAAAATCCTCGACATCGTCACCAATCTGATCGCCACCGATCAAGCAGTAGGCGCGGTGGTGACGCGCAAAAAGAACCTGTACCGCGTGATGTTCGCGTCGGGCATCGTGCTGTGCCTGGGCATCAACGCGCAAGGTAAGGCCAGCGGCTGGACGCAGGGGCTGTACCCGTTCCCGGCCTATGGCTTCTTCGGCGGCTTCGGCACCTCGACCGATGGCACGCGGCAGATCGAGCGCGCGTTCCTTTGCGGCATGAACGGCTACCTGTACGAAATCGACAAGGGCCGCAGCTTCGACGGCCAGAACGTGCAGAGCTTCCTTCGCTTCTCCTACTTCGATGCGAAGTCGCACGATGACTTCAAGCGGTGGCGCCGGTTGCAGGTTGACCTTGCGCCTGAAGGCGTCGCCACGCTGGCTATCTCGGTGGACTTCGACTTCGGCAATCGCAACGGCCAACTGAACCAGCAGCTGGATTTCATCGGCAACGGCGGCTACTGGGACATCGCGCTGTGGGATCGCTTCACCTGGTCGTCGCCGGTCTACAGCCAAGCGGTGATGAAGCTCGAAGGCGAGGGCTACAACATCGGCATGTTCTTCGCCGGCAATGCCAACAACGAGGAACCCATGACGCTTTACAGCGCCTCGTTCCAGTTCACGCCGCGCGTCATCAATCGCAACACGAAGGGCTGACATGACCAACCCGTATTACACCGAAAACTTCGGCGGCTACGCCGGACAGACCGCGCGCGCCGAAGAGGTATCGAGCGAGTTCAGTGGCGTGCAGTCCGGCTTCGATGGCGTGTCGGCGGACATCAGCCGTTCGATCCGCGGCAACACCGGCGAGACTTTACAGAACCTGCCCGCCGCGCTGACGCGCGCGAACCAGTGGCTGCGCTTCGATTCCAACGGCCAGCCGATCACGGTGACCGCGCCGTTCAACTGGTCGGGCCTATGGCAGCCCAACCACCTGTACTACGTCGGCGACGTGATGCAGATTGGTGTGCACCAGAGCCTGATGTACTGCACGACGCAGCACACCTCGGGCGCGACCTACTCGGGCAACAACTGGATCACCTTCATCGACCTGTCCGGCGTGGCGTTCTTCAACTACCGGATCATCAACACCGCCGGCACCAGCGCGCTCGCCAAGGGTGACTCGGTCGGCGTGGATGCCACCGGCGGCAACATCATCCTGAACCTTCCGCCCGACGCGGTACTCGGCGACTCGCCCATCAACATCACCCACGTCGGCGGATCGCTGGCGAACGGGCAGGCAGTGGACGTCTATTCCACTGGCGCGCTGACCATCAACGGCACGGTGGAGACCCACGTGAGCCTCAACAAGGTCGGCGCCTCATTCAGCTTCTCCTACCTCGGCCCGGCCTACGGCTGGCGCCTGCGCGTGATGGGCTGATCCCCATGACGATCCTGTTTTCCGACCTACTGTTCTTCGGCCCGATCGGCCCGACTGGCCCGACCGGCGCGACCGGCGCCACCGGCCCTACTGGCCCCACGGGCGCTCCTGGCCCGGTCGGCCCGCCCGGTGTCATCGGCGTGCCTGGCGGCCCTGGCCCAATCGGCCCACCCGGAGCACCCGGCGCGAACGGCCCCGTTGGCCCGCAAGGCCCGATCGGCCCCACCGGCGCCACCGGCGCTCCTGGCCCTGTCGGCCCGATCGGCCCACCTGGCCCTGCTGGCGCTCCTGGTGGCCCTGGCCCGATCGGCCCCACGGGAGCTACCGGTGCACCTGGCCCGGCTGGCTACACCGGCCCGGCTGGCCCGACTGGCGCACCTGGCCCCACCGGTGCCACTGGCGCGACCGGCGCACCCGGCCCGTATGGCCCGTATGGCCCACCTGGCCCACCCGGCCCGACTGGCCCGGTCGGAGCGCCTGGATGACGCTGCTCGTCACCGACCTCCTGCTCGGCAAGGTTGGCCCGACCGGACTGAATGGCCCGGTCGGCCAGACCGGCGGCTTGGGTGCGCCTGGCTCCATCGGCCCGGTTGGCCCGGCTGGCCCTGGCCGCAATGGGCCGAATGGCCCGCCTGGGCCGGCTGGCCCGCAGGGCACGCCAAACGCTGTCACCGGCGGCACTGGGCCTGTCGGCTTCCCTGGCTACCCTGGCCCGCATGGGCCGCCCGGCGCGCGCGGCCCGGTTGGCCCCACCGTCAACGGAGCACCCGGCCCGGCCGGTACGCCTGGCCCGACCGGTGCGCCCGGCGCGCGCGGCCCGGTTGGCCCCAC